GGGCAAGGTAAGGATGAAGATTGGAAGTCATGGCAATATACTACTGTAGATGGTGGATATGTACCAGAAGAAGAAATTAAGAAGGCGAAGTCAATGATGGATGAAAGAGCTTTTAAAACAGAGTTTTTAGCATCATTTGAAACAACAGGAAACAGAGCAGCATATAACTTTGATCGCAATACTCATGTAAAGAAAGCAAGTCAACTATCTAGAAACTTATTCTGGGGAATGGATTTCAATGTTGATTATATGAGTGCAGTTCTTGGCTGTGAATATACAGATGGCACAATCCATTATTTTGATGAGATAAGACAAACAAACAGTAATACTGAAGAGATGGCCAAAGAGATGAGAAAGATTGCACCGAATATTTCTGTGTACCCGGATAGTGCTGGATCGGCCAGATCAACAACAAGCCATAGATCAGATCACCAAATTTTAAAAGATTTATCTTTTCATGTTATATCAAAGAAAGCAAATCCTCCTATCATAGATAGATTAAATGCTTTGAATCGTATGTTAAAAGATGCTAATGGTAGAATCAGAATGACAGTTGATCCGAAGTGTACATATTTGATAAAAGATTTAGAACAGGTACAAAGATCAAGAGATGGAAAGATTGATAAGAGTGATATAGCTCTTACTCATATGCTTG